AAAAGGTTTGTCTCCAAGACCCCGAATAATATATTCTTTTACCTGGAGTGCTATGTTTAGAACACAGCATAAATCTGTGATCGCTCAATTAAGGCATAAACCTTAAGGCTCTACGGACGGCTGCTTCCTGCTGCAATTTGAACTTTGCAGAGGGTGACATGTTATGGTTGACATAGATCTGGTGAATATTCTTAAGAGGCATGTCTGCCATCTTAACAATACGAGCCATTGTCTTTGTCATGTCCCTAACCTTAGCCTTCTTTCCTCAATCTATAGAAGCAATGGACTTAACATCCAATGCGTTCAATAGATCCGGAAGCAAAGCAAAGTGATCTCTTTGAAAATGACTTGCGTCAAATTTCGAATAGAGGTACACTTTACAATGCAACTCGAATAAGTCGATGATCCCTCAAAGGTATTTACCTAAGAGAGACCAAAAACCTAGATTCAAGAAATTTAGGAATCCGGGAACAGAGTGATACCCAGATCTGGTTACATTAGTAAACCAGATTCCAGAGAAGAACACTATTGATTCGTATCTTAACTTCTTCTTGCTAAGGATAAATTCATCACGCAGCTCATTAAGAACTGGTATGAAGAATCTATCTATGTAAGAATTAAACATAAATGTCTCAAGAGGTGTTGGCGAAATCCCTGTAACAACAGGGTTAAGCGCACTACCTCTACAAAACTGAGATATATATGTACCTAAAATAGTACTTCAGAGAACTAAATTAACTCTTTTCCTAAAGAACTTAGGAGCGGAAGATAATCGTTCTCCGATACTATTAAGGGATATCAATCCCTTTTCAAATAACTCAAATGGAAATCTAACACAATAGGCAGTCGACCTTAGAGTCTGCAGGACGAGTCCTGCACCCAAAGGTGAAAAGTCTATGCTTGGACCTTGAAGTCTTTTCGCGAACTCTGTAAATATTTTACTATTAACAGATTTCTGCAAATTGATTTCAAGGCCTAGACAACTCATAAGAGCTCTATATTCTTCAGCGACGTCGTCGTTAGCAATAACAACGTCATCCCCGAGAATACAGTAATCCGAAAAGTTCATAATCCCCTTTCTAATCGCGGCAACCTTAACGATCACATGATGTGTGATTGCTAACATTGCTCAACTAGATAAGGCTCCCATTGGTTGTCCAACAGAATAACGAACGGTGTCAAATTGACACCGGAAGTTAGGATATCAATTTATGTCCAATAGCGTTTTCCAGGGTAATCTAAACCCAACCAGATCCAAAATTTGGACCTGCAAGTCAATCGGTAAACGGTCTGTAGCGGCGCTAAGATCATAACCATAAAACGTCTTTCCTTTGCATCTAGCAAGGAGATCGTTGAATGGTTTTAACTGATCGAAGGTACCGTCATTCCCCGCAAGCTCCTTCAATTTATTAAAGAGAAAGAGATGCAGGGGTTTAAGACAAGTTTGGATTCAGTAAGAAGTGATAGCTATCACTCTCGCTTTACCAGCTTGATCGTAAACAACAGACAACCTACCATTGACAAAGGGTTTAATAACTCCCAGAAATACTAGAAGATAATAAACGGGACCAAACAGTGTTATCACTAGAACTAGATATAGGATAAGACCTATATTTAGTCTAAATAGCAAACTGTAAAATACCGATCACAATTGGTGTGGAGAGTGTAATAATGCTAATGCATCATTAATACTTCCCATACCAGCAATGATGGTATTAGGCCCAGATGCCTCGCTTCAGAAAAGAGAGCACCTACTATTCTTGGTATATGACGAGTATAGTCCTAGCTCCTTTAGTGATTTAACCATTAAGGTCTGGTCGAGAGTCTTGACCAGTCCACTAAAGGGTGCTATAACTGTACTTACACTAGGTTCTACCTTAGTAGGAAAAACCCGGTGAATACCAAGAATGGATAACAAGGCACCTACAACAAGCCTCTTGAAATCAGGACTATAATCTTTTAAAATTATGTCCCTAATTTCGATGGGAATTATTGTAGGCCACCCGTGTTTGTCCGTCTTCACAAAGACAGAGGAGCTCTTCACTACCTCGTTCTCTGCTAGGATCCGAACTACAATTCTAAGGACCTCTTTGAGGTACTTAAAACTAAAAGTTCAGCCACTCAACTTAATTAAGGTTGAGATACGGGACATTAGAACCCTAAATGGCTTATTCAGCTCATACATTGAGTAAGATCACAGGACTAATGAAAAGAAGCGGGGGAATTCCTTAATGGAAATCCACCTCTTATCTTCAAAGGTCCTTTTGATATTTAGAGTTGTTAGTAAAAGATTTTTGATTTTCATAAGTCTTATATTAACAAAATGAAGATCAATCCAACTCCCTAGTTAAGCGGGCCTTGCCAGATATTTCGTCTGGTATAGCACTCCGCACACACAAAGTGTGCTAGGTTTTTGGGATCATCTTCAGGAACAATTTGCTACTCTTCTAAGAGTAACAGGTTGTTGTACCTAAATGTCTTGATCTATTTCTAGACCAAGCTGCACAATCATAGTGCAATAGACCATCACCCTTAAGGCTACAGTAATTAATTGTAGTGACCTAAGGTTGGGCTCATCCTATTGCTAGGAAGACCATGAGAGGGGCACAGGTCGGTTTGTAACAACA